CGCGGGCCGTATTTCGGATTGGTCAGCCTGTCCAGCGCCAGATCAGGTAGCAGATGCGACGGGCCCTCGCTCAGGCTGTTCAGCAACCGGCGCACGGCGGTTCCTGCGGTCACATAGACCGACAGTTGGCTGAATTGCTGCCACTCAAAGGAAGACGCCGCATTGACGCCGATCAGCGCGATGCTGTCATATAACGGCGCCGTTGGGTTCTCGACGATCTCATTGATGTAGACGATCTCATGCTCGGGCTGGGTGGCGCTGCTCTGGATCTCGTCATAAACAAACGCCTCGGCCAGCTTCCCCCATGCGTCGGCGTAGTTGTTGCTGGTGTCGGGGTGCGGCAGCCCAATGTCTGCGCGTTCGGTCTGCTGCAGCTTGAATGTGGACTGGGTGCGGCTCACTGCTCGGCCGTTGAGCGTCGCCCGCACCGTGCGCCCTCCGGTCGTGGTGTCAAGCGTGATCACATCAGCCAGGCGCGAATCGATCACGTACAGGTTCGCGTCGGTGATTTCGTTGCGGATCTCCCAGCCGCTCAGCGGTTCAAGTTCCCACTCCCATGAATCCTGCGATGGGAACTGCAACCGCAAGTAGTTGAACATGGCCTGTTGTTCAACACCAGCAAAGCCGAACACCTGGGACAGCGGTGTGTATGTTGATTCAGACTGCTTCTTATACCAAAGTCGGAAGAACGAATAGCGCTCCTCTGATCCCACCACCGTGCCGCTCTGGTAGGTGTCAACCTTGAGCGTGCTACCACGGGGGATCACAGGGGTTAATGCCAGCTGATACGCGCACGCCCTGCCGTCCGTTTCGGTGAACGTCAGCGTGGTGCGGAATCGCATGATCCCGCTATATCTGATGCCCATGCTGGAGCGGAAACCCAGCTCGATAACCCGGCACTCCCGACTGGTAGAACCGCTTGCTATGGCGATGCGTAGAATATGCGGCCCGCTGGTTGCGGTCTGGCGGGTGACTGTCGTATTGGTGCCCACCGTCTGCAGCTGAGACTCTGTGGTCGTGGCTGCCACGCCTGGCCTGACGATTCGAAATGTTGCTTCAATCGATTGGCCGGAGTTGGCGGTGGCCAGATCAGCGTCTGATCTGAATACCTCGTTAGACGGAGACCGCCCAACACATACCGCCAGCGCAGAGCCGATCTTGTACAGGTCGCCCACCACGATGGCGTCATCCCATGCCTTCTGGCGGTTGGAGATTGACGATGCTGCATCGTCAGCACCCTCGCTATAGAACCCCAGCCCGCTGCCGCCTGGGACCGACTCGAACACCGTGGCGAAGTCGCTGCTCCTCAGTAGCTTGTAGGTCACAAGGTCATTCACAGCCGCAAACGTGCCGCTTGTGATGCCTGAGCGTGATGAGAAGTTCGCTCGATACTTCGCGCGTTCCACCACTGCAGTCGCCTCCAGGTCGCAGACAACCCGCGCGTCGCCTCCGGTGCCTTCGGGGATCAGGTTGGCCTTAAGGACCGGCCGCGTCTTTGGGTTGAGCTTGAAGTACAGATCATTGCCGATCAGCGAGTAAACGCCGAAGGTCGTACTGGTTGATGGTTTGTACGATGCGCAGAAATCCGGCCGCCAAGCATTGCCGATCGAGCGCACCTCAAACACATCAGCAGCGCCTGCATTCACTGCATTGCCTGGATCAGCTGCAGCAGAGCGGCCCAGGAGTCTGTTGGCACTGCTGATCCGCCCACCGTTATCCCGGTAGTAGATCGTGATCCTGCTGCCGATCTCGTTGGCCTGGCTGCTGCCGAGGTCATAGCTGCTGATGCTGCTATCACCGATGGCGAATCCGTTCGGGTCGATGCTCGCAACACGGCCCTCGGCCAGCAAGAACACCGCCCGCAGCATCTGCGAGCCGCCGAGGCTCAGGATCTGCGACCACAGCAGGGTGGTATTGGTCCGAACGCCGCCGTAGGTGATACCACCGATGGTCTCACGATTCGCATAAACAACGGGGATCGGCTCACCCAGCGCTGCCACGTCCTGGGTGGAGTTGAAGCCCACCCGCGGCGCAAACGCCTGCAAGCTGTTCTGCGATTCGCCGGTCTGATTGGAGGCCTCAAGCCTTGCCGGCGCCCCCTGGTTCTGCCGCGGCGTGAGCGCAGAGGCGAGCAGGCTCAGGCCGACCGAGATCACGACCTGAATGATGGCCAGTGTCACCGGGTCAATGCCGCACACCACAGCAGGCTGCGGCCCCCGCGCTGCCCGCAGCCGTACTTCCTCGCGCCAGAACTCGTACTGCTCATCACTGAGCCCCAGCAGTTCCGCCAGGTAGCGATCAGATGGCAGCATCATCAGCGGGGCCTCCAGAAGGTCAGCGGCTGCAGCAGCTGGGCCGCTACATCCATCGGCAGCCATTGAGCGCCGCGGCGGTGGTGCACAATCAACACGCCGTCATCGATCACCACTCCGAAGCCCATCAATCCGCCAGGCTGCTGATGCAGCACCAGCGCGTACTGCTCCAGTCTGCTGGGCTCATATACCCGGTTCCATTCGTCATGGAGCTCACTCCAGCGGCCGTCCTTGGCCATCTCAAACCACCGTGGATTGAGCGCCGGCATCGGCAGCCCTGCGGAGACGCGCACCTTCGTGCACATCACCAGGCAATCGATCCCCTCGCCGTCGTCAGGATCAGCACCGGCGAGGTGTGGCAGCCGAGCATCCACCCATCGGATCCAGTTGGCGGTCATTGCAGGGTCAGATTGCCGCTGGTCGGCAATGCCCCCACCAGCGACTGCGACAGCACCCGCCCGCCAGGAGAACGCACCGCATCAAGCGGGCTGGCCAGTTGCAGCGTCACTACCGGCTCTTTCGAGTCGTGCTGCACCTGCAGGGTGGCCCAGTATTCGGTGGTGAGCAGTGCGCCGAGGGATTGATCAGCGCGGTTGACGCGCACACTGCGAACCTCCAGCAGCCATTCACTGGCGGCGGCCTCGGCGAAGGTGTTCAGGCTCAGCGCTGACATTGCGGTAGCAATCGCCGCCTCAGATCGATCACCGCCGCGGCTGCTGCTGTTGGTTGCCACTGCCACCGGGAAGTACGGATAGGACTGCCCGTTGTGATTCACGGTTTGGCCGATGAAGTAGTTCTGCGCCAGCCAGGCGGTGTATGTGCCGTCGCGCCGCTTGAACCGTAGGAAGTTGCAGACTTCCATCAGCGGATGCCATCCCGACGGCGAGCGTCTGGGTTGTTGCGGTATCGCTTGGACGCCAGCTCAGCGCCGCGTTGTGCTGACTCTCGGCCGATCCGCTGCGCCTCGTCTCGGGTGACAAAATCCATCTCCCCGATCCGTACCGTCTCAAACTTCACGTCAATGGATGCCGCCATGCCGTCGCCCACTGCGCCGGTCACGCCACCCTTCAGGAATGGCACGGCCAGGGCAGTACCGCCGCTCTGGAATGGCACCGTCAGCCCGTTGCCGGCAGCTCCCGCTGCCGCCTGATAGGGCACGATCTGCTCACTGGTGGCAGTAGCCCCAGCACCTTTCTGGTACGGCACAGGCATCATCCTGGTGTGGTCGATCACGGTTTCCTGCGGGTGCAGGATGGCGGGGAAACCTCCCTGGCCATCAATACCGCCAGCACGAGGCGAGCTGCCGGTGTAGCCGCCGCCGGCGAAGCCCAGCAGGCTGCCCTTCACCCCCAGTCCCTGGCCGAACAGGTCGCCGCTGGTGGGGCCGAAACCGCCGCCACCGCCGACCACGGGGTTGACGGCTTTTGTGAACAGCCCAATGATCTGAGCCTTCGCCCATTCCGCGATCATGTCGCTCACCATGCTCGCGAATGAATCCGCGATCGACTGGAACATCCGCGACAGGCTCTCTTCGGCGGTGGCGGTGCCGCTGATGATGTCCCGAAACAACCCACCGATCGCCTGGCTGCTGGATTCTGCTGCCTGCTCCAGCCTGTCAATCTTCTCCTCTGCGGCGCTGGTGTCCGCCAAAGTGCCCTTTAGGTCAAAGGTCTGCACCCTGGCCCCAGCACCGGTGCCCGTGAAGCGGCTCTGATCTAACAGCTCACCACTAAGGCCCACTCGCTGCAGCAAGGCGTCATTCAGCTTTTTCCCATATTCCAGCTGCTCACGGTCCATATCCAGTTGTGCCGACTGGATCTCTAAGCCCTGCTGCTTCATCAGATTGATCTGCTCCTCAGTGGACTTCGCCTCTGCCAGTTGCGCAGAGAACTTGTACATCCGCTCAGCGCGTTCCCGGTCAGAGTTCGCTTGCAACTTGGCCTCTTCGGTGGTGGCCCTGCTGATGTCAAGGTTCATCTTGGTGATGGCAGCAGTGCGGCTAGAACTGCGCAGGCCGTCTTCGCGGGCCTTTGCTTGCTTCTGCCTATCCAGCTCCTCTTGCCTAGCCATTTCTCGCATGTTCTCCCCACCGTCGCCGCCGGTGGTGCTGCCGTTGAATCGGGCCAGAGCATCCTTTACCAGCGACTCGACCCGGCGGCTCTGCTTGAAATCCCGCTCGCCGATGGGGCCGCTGCCAAATTGCGCCCAAGGCACATCGAACGCCTGATTTCTGTAGTGCATACTGTTGCGGCTGTGCCCGCTTTTGACACCAAACCGGGTGGTGGTAATACCTGCCGCCTGCAGCTCCTTCATCACGTACCGAGTGGCCGCCTCGCTGCTGAATCCAAAGTGATCGTGTGCGTTGGACTGTGTGCCGTGCCCGGCCCGGTCGTATCCACTGCGGTTCGGGTCACCGTGCAGGTGTTCGATGAGCTGTGCCGCCTTGGCGCTGCTGCTGCCTGCACCACCCGCAGCAGCCCCCGCACCGCTGAGTGGCGGCGGTGCGTTACTGGGCCGGTTTCTGGCAGCCGGCGGCCGTGTGCTTTGCTGATCCCCGCCTGGATTCTGCCCAGTGAGCAGCGCTGCTCTAGCGGTCGCCACGCTCTGACGCCGCTGCGCATAAGCCTGATAGCCGGCGCCGAGACCAAAGCGGTCGCCGAAGTTCATTGCCTCGTTGATCCAATCGCGAGTATCAAACGCGGTCAACTGAATAGCCTTGAGGACGTGCTGCAGTTCAGACACCCCCGCAATGGCGAAGTTAAGAAAGCCCTTGAAAGTTGGCGTAAGTGCAGAGCCAACCGCCTGGGCCAGCATCTGAATGGAGTCCTGCAGCGTTGAAAGCCGCCCATTCAAAGTGTCACTCTGAGCTATAGCCCCGTTGGCATATTTGCCGCCGCTGTCTGTAAGTTTTTTGAGCGCAAATTCAACCGCTTCGGCGCTGATCTTCCCGCCCTCCAGTGCCTTCTGGAACTCTGCACCAGATAGGCCATACTCCTCGCGCAGCAACTGCTGCAGCGCCACTCCGCGCTCCTGGAACTGCAGCAGCTCCTCTCCCTGCAGCCTGCCCTTTGCCTGCACCTGGCCGTAAGCCGTCGCCAAGCCGGCCAGTTCCGCACCAGTGGCGCCGCTCACATCAGCCAGTCGCCTGGTGATGTCCACAACGTTCTCCGCCTCAACACCAAACGCCTGCAGCCGCTTTGCCGTGTCGATCAGCTCCGCGCTGGTGAATGGCGTTACGGCGCCAAGCTGTTGCAGCTCCTGAACGATCTGCTTCGCTCGGTCAGCGCTGCCTGTCAGTACCTCTAGGCTTCGGGTCTGCGCCTCGATCTCAGCCGTTTTACCGAAAACAAACCGTACAGTCTCGATGCCTGCATAGGCAGCAATGAGACGGCCAGCAGCGGCGCCAATCCCATCAAGGGCCGGATTTGCTCGGCGAGCTGCACCCTCCAGCCCGCGCAACTTGCCCTCCAGCCGCTGGACTTCTGACCCGTACTGCTTGAACTCCCTGCTGCCAATCTTCGCCTGCTCCTGCAGCCCACGGAACGCCACGATGCTGTTCCTGATCCCGGCGATTGAGCCCTCGCTCGCCCGCGCGTAATGCGCCGTGGCGGTGCGCAGCGCATCCATGTCGCGTGCCGTGGTCTGGCTACCCTTCGCCAGATCCTGCAGCGACCGCTGCACCTTCGTGATGTTCGCCCCGCCCTTCACCTCGGCCGATAGCCGAATCGCGGTGTCCAGGCTCATCCGCGCCATCTGCTATCCGCTCGCTGTTCCTGAATGCAGGCTATTGAGGAACTCCCTCTCCATCAGCCGCAGATCATCCAGCAGCCACATTCGGTCACCATGCTTCACACCTTCGTCCTTTGACCACTGCAGGAACAGCCCATAGTTCATGCCGGTGGGGCCGTTCATACCCACATGCCATTGCGTCTGCATCTTCAGGAACCAGTTCAGAACCTCCACGTTCTCTGGCAATATCCCGAACGACTCAGGCTCCTCTTCCGGCGCTTCCACCGCCAGGCCAAATATCGCCGCAGCATCCGCAGCATCCTTACCATCATCTTTCGGCTCACCCTTCGCGGCAGCAGCAATGAACTGCGCCGCGTCAATCAGTTTTTTGCGCGGAATCCCCCAGCCTTCGCTGCACCCTTCTCGCTGGGCCGCCCGAGGCTGTCGAGCCAGCTGGTGAACACTGCAGCAGCAGCGCCTTGGATGCGGTAAAGGCGGGTCTTGGCGGCCTCCGTGAACTCGATCGGCTCACCATCTGGATCCACCACTTCGCTGCCCCAGCCGCAAAGCACTGCATCGGCCAGGTCCTCATAGGTGCATGGCAGCGGCTCGCTTACCGTTGCGTCCTCCTTGCCGTAGCCCTGCAGCGCCTCCAGCCGGCGGCGCAGCGTCACCAGCATCAGGTTGTGCTGATCCTGCAGATCCTGGCAGTCGTCCTGGTCCAGCGCCCGGAAATGGGCCGTGAAGGTGTAAGCCTTCTTCGTACCCTTCGCTGGCAGGTCAACGCTCACGGGCCACTCAATGTGGTCCGGTTGGTAGAGGTGGAACATCAGAAGAAAACGAGGCGGGTTTCGTCGTTGCCGGTTGCAGCCTTTGGCAGCGCAGTGAAAGGAATCTGCAGCATGCTGACCCCGTCAGAATCGCTGAACGACAGGTCGCCGCTGATCGCTGCCTTAGGGCAGAAGAGCACGCTGCTTTCTGTGGCCGTAGTACCCTGCTGCACAACGAACGGGCCATCACTGGCGCCGCTGTTGTCAGCCGCAGCGGTGAAGAAGTTCTTCGTCGCCACAGCTGGATTCTGAATCGTGATCGTGCCGCTTGGGTTGGGGCGGTCGGTGATGAGGGCTTGAGGTTCGCAGCCGATCAGCGAGCGGAACACAGTGGACAGGCCCCAGTCAAACGTGAAGCCTTCGGAGCAGGGATTGAAGCCCTGGAACCTCAGCGCCTTGGTGTGAGTTGGAGTGACGGGCACCGGCTCGGCTTGGTTGCTGTAGACGAATGCTTCGGCGCTCTTGGCGGTCGGCGTGACGTAACGCCCGACGCCGGTGATCGTGAACGTGCCGTAACCGTTCAGAGTGCTGCCGAGGGCTGGGCTGCCGCGAAAGCCTTCAATCCGGTGGATGTTGGTGCCGTCTTTGACCACCACGATCGTGCAGCTGCTGCCGCTGCCGAACGTGCTGATCGGCTGCAGCAGGGACAGCGCGGGGATCTTGTAGCCCACCGCGCCGCCGGTGAATGACGTGGTGGAGGCAACCACGGTCACCTCGCGGGTCGTGCCGTTGTGCGCCACGATCACGCCCTTGTTGCCAGCGTTGGCGCCAGTGGTGATCTCGATCGGCAGGCCCAGGTAGGCGTCGGTCGCAGGGTTGCTGCCGCCCAGGTCCGCCAGGGTCAGGGTGTTGGCGCCGCCTGCAGTGGCAGTGCCGGTCAGTTCGGCCATTGCCGAGACGTTCATGCCGGCCGCCTGCAGCAGCGGCGTGAACCGTGGCGCGGTGGCAGCAACGCCAGAACCGCCCCACTCAAAGGTGATCGTTACCGCGACGTGCTCATTGGCCAGCGGTTGCCGGTCAGCGCCAAGGAACCCCTTGATCAGGGCCCGCTCCACTCGCGTGCCGGTAATCGGGTTTACCTCCAGCGACACGATCTTCACCGCGTCGGTATTGGCGATCGAACTGGCAAGCGTGCCGTACGTTGTTTCAGCCTTCACCAGCGCGAAGCTGTTGCGAATCAGGAGGGCAGTCATTCCTTCGCCTTCGGTGCGGGTTGAGTGGGCTTGACGGGCTCAGGCTTGGGCGCCTCAGCAGCAGGCACCATCTGGCCACTGGGGAGCATCACGAACTCGCCAGAGAGGCCATGGTGCTCATAGGTTTGATCGGCCGCCATATTTGGGGTGAGCTTCCGTATCCCCAGCCTATGGAGCCGCATTGATCGCGTCGTCTTTGGTGCGGTACCGGATCAGGAACTTATGGCCCATCCAGCCGGCGGTGGCGTCAGCTTGCTCATACTCAGGCCGCCAGCCGTCCGGTTGCACGTCATGCACCAAGCCGCCGAGGGTGCGGTCGGCCATCATCCGCGCGTGCAAATCAACGCCGATCGGGTCCGCCAACTGGTCAGGAACATCACCACGCACATACACCTCGATCAGCACCGGCAGCACCTGATCCAGCCGGCCGAGGCTCGCGCCGATCGTGCGGGGTGCATTGACGGGGTTGTCCTCGCCGGGGCTGATACTGATGGCCGGTGCCTCGCTGCGGCCATACGCCTGCGCACGGCTGCGGTAGATCCTGCTGCCGACCTGCACAGTGCCAGGTAGCACGGTGGTTTTGATGTAGGCGAGGATCTGCTCGCGGATGCTGGCGGCAGTCACGGCAGCTTCCTCGGAAAAATGGTGTCGTTCACTGTGCTGAACCAGGTGTAGACATGGTTTGCAGCACTGATCGTCGGGATAAGCAGGGCCAAGACGACGGCGGCGACAATGCGGCTGGTGCGTTTGCGGATGTCTTCTCTGCTCTCCAGGTAAACCACCCTCTTATCGATTCGTCCCATCTCGCGGTTCGTCTCCTCCTGCACCTTGGTAGATGCTTGGATGTCGCCGCGAATATCAATCAGCGTTGCCTCGATGCGTCCCAGCAGATTGGCCATCTCCTCCGCCCTGCTGAACGGAACCCTGCCCCGCAGCAGGTCATCACCTATGAGGTCGTCGGTTGTCATGGCGATTGTGGCCTGCACGGGCTGAGCACCTAGCCCAGTCTGCAGAGTGGATGGATCGTCAGAACGCAGCGGCGATGGCGGCGACGTAGGTGGCGAACGCTGAACGCAGCGCGGCGGCCTGGGTGGCGTTTAGGCCAGAGCTGTAAAGGCCGCCGCATTGGAGCTTGCTTCCGGTAGGGGCGGCAACTGCTGTCGTACTGGCAACACGAAGGCCAAAATAGTAAATTGACCTAGCTTCAAATAATCCAGAGACATCGAAAGAACTTGTTGCCGCTGTGCCATCAACGTATAAAGCGGCTGCGTTGCTTGCCGTTCTTGACCCAATCAAGCACGACGCAGCAGCAGATGATGTTATGTTCGGGAAGTTTGCCGGAGAATCACTGATCAAGGATCTAAAAGCTCTACATGGCGGCACATATGGGGTCCACGCATCCAGAATTAAAAGCGCAAATCTATTTAACGTGACATCGTTGAAATGGCCAATCAGGATCCTGTCGCCTGAACTTTCTGTTACGCTGCCATGCCAAACTAAAGCGTGGCTTGTTGCAGGCAGCGAGTTTTGCAGAACATTAGAGTTCAAGAACTTGCCGGTATTCGACGCATCTCCTAGCCCTGTCTTGCGGTTGTAGTCGCCCGAGACAAACTGAGACGATCCAGCAGAACCGGTGCCGTTCGTTGGTGCCGCACCCTTCAGCGGCACCAGCGCCCCTGACAGTGTGCGTGGGCCACACGGCAGCAGAAGCTGGGCTGCGTTTGTCCAGAGGCTATTCGCCTTCAGTGCAAGTACCAGCGTGTTGATAGCGTCCCTAGTCGCCGTCTCTAGGCCCTGCCCATCGGCCGCCTCAACCGCCGTGATGTAGGTCTGCGCGTCGGTGTCGTAGGTGGCGGATGCCTTCCTCCGCTGCACAATAATCACTGGCCGCACCTCACGACTCGGCAGCCCAGTAGCCGGCGTGATCCAAGGCGGTGGCAGACGTAGCCCATCATTCGATTCCATTGACCCAGCCCTCTGGGAACTCTGCACTCGCTATCTGACCAACCACGAAATCAACAGCGCCCGTCTCCCCGGCTGCTTCGATCTCGGCGTAGAGCTGGGCCAGCCTTGCGTCATTATGGAACGATGCCGTAAGCAGCGCTTCATGCCGAGCGATCAAGCTGGTAAACTGCGCCAGATTGTTGTTAGCCGCTACTTGCTCTTTGGCGTACTGCAGCTTCTCGTTATAGCCATTCTCCTGCGGCCATAGCTGAGCGCTGTAACGATCGGCATAGCCCTTAGCCAGTGCCTTTAGCTCGGCCACACTGCGGCGCTTGATGGTTTCGTTGTACCTATATTCGCCCTTAGGGCGGCCATCAGGCACCGCCACAAACTCACCCTCGGCATTGCGGGTCGGGTGCAGTTCCCAGCCGCTATTCTCGTTGTCAACCACAAACAGCTCGGCGTCGTAGGGGACTGAGAGAAACGGCACCCGTTCGTAGTAGTCGGCCGCCTGGTCATGCTCAGCGCCAAACAGGAACGGCCAGCGCACGCCGCTTGGATTGCGGACTTGGCCATTGGTAACGGGCACATAGAGCGCCACAGATTGGCCCTCCAGTGGCCCATCGGCGTAATACTCGACGCCGGTTGTGGAGTTGGTGATGGTGGCAGTCATGGGATCAGGAATAGCGAACGATGATGGTGAAAATGTGGCCGCTGGAACCAGTGCCGATCGCCACCAGATCCACCCCCAGCGTATCCCCGGCCGCTAGGGTCAGGTTGCCGGTAAGGGTTCCGCTGGCGTCGGTCAGGACGGCCGAAGATGCCAGGGAGGCGTTAGCACTAAGCAGGCTGGTCTTAGTGCCGCTGCGGCGGGCGTAGAGCATCGCCTGGCTGCTGCTGCTGCCAGTTGCGCTGGGGGCCAATTCCCAGAATGCTCCTATAACAGTGCAGGCACGCTGCACTGTCGTCTCAACGAAATTGGTGGCGGCACTGACGGTTTCGCCCTTGTTTGATACCACCAACTTAATGTCATCAACCGGGACCAAATTGCCCGCTTGTATTGACAGTCCACCGGCTGCAGTGGCGGTGGCGAGGGAGCTTAGCGTCGGCAGCCCAGATAGCGAGCTGTAGGCAATCTGCGCCCCGTCGCCGCCATCGTGGTTGTGGTTGTTGCCGTTGGTGACGCCCTGGGCAGCCGTGGCGAAGTCACCGCTCGCGGCTGTGGCTGCGGTGCCCAGCCCCAGCGTGGTCCGAGCTGCGGCAGCGTTGGCCGCAGTAGCTAGGGCCTGGCCTGTTGCTGTTGCTGTTGCCGCCCACCATGCCGCAACAGCCTGGAACACACGTTGCGCAGTGAACGCTCGCCGGGTGGTAGCGGTGCCGGCCTCGGCTTCGGCCTGGGTGATCGTTGTGGCGCTCCACTCGCGGGCGTCGCTTAGCGCTGCATTGCCCGGTTGAATGGCCGTAGACGCCAGGGCGCCCTGCGCGGCCATGGCATAGGCCGCATTGCCCTGAGCCGGGGTCAACCGTGCCTCAATCGCATCCTCCAGCTTGTCGAGGTTGGTGTCGTGGTCGGTCACACTCAACGGTGACCCCTTGACACTTCGGCGGGTGAGGTTGAGGCTCATGCGAACACTCCAGAAACAAATACTCCTGTCTCAAATACGCTGGTTATCGCCTGCTCCAGCTTCTCCAGCGAGACCACGCTCAGCAGACCATCAGCCATACGGAGCGGTTCTGATTGCACCCGGTATGACATGCCATCAACGGTGATCGCATCGCCATAGCGCAGAGAGCCGAGCTCACTGGTCTTGATCGTGAGCGCGTTCTCCACGCTCACCACATGGCCATCCAGCACGATCTCTGACTTCTGATCGAACATGCCGGTGGTGCTCACTGCACCAGCCACCACAGGAACACGGCCCAACCTGCGGGATGAGGTATCCCATACCCGCAAGTGGAGCCGTGTCCAAGGGTTGGCCATCCCCGATCAGGTCACAGCAGTCGCGGTCTGGTTGGAAGCCGAGGGCATCAGCTTCACCCGCAGATTGCCGGTCACAGCGCCGGAAGTGGCCACGTTGATGCCGACCAGCACGTTGGCGGTGGTGGAGGCGGTGGTGACCGTCTTCACCCCATTGCCCGACAGCACGCAATACACCGGCAGGCCCAGTGTTGCAAACTCCTCAGAGCCGGCCTTAGGGATCTCAAACACCCCTGTGGTCTGCAGCTCAACTTGGGCGCCGCTGGCGGCGGCTGTGACCGCAATGCCACGAATGCGGCCCACCTGTACGAAATCACCGGAGGCAACGGCAGCAGGGGCCGTCACCGTCAGGATGTCGCCGTCTTGGATGTAGTTCTTCATTGGATCAATGCGAAGGAATCAGGGTGATCAAACAGGCTTGGAGCGGTAGAAGCCGCGGAAGTCCTTAACCGCAGCGCCGAAATCGAATCGGGCCAGCAGCTCGACGCCATCCGGATCGCGCTTCTCGGTCGTGGTGACCGTGGGGCCTTCTTCGCCGGCCAGGTAGCCGTAGACGATGCCTTCAACCGAGCCGGGGGATGCGGCCAGGTAGAACACATCAGCAGCACCATCAAGACGCGGCTCAACGATCAGCTGCATACCGGCCACCTGGGCATTCACCACAGGGCCGTTCTCACCGGTGCGGGCGGTAGGGGCAAAGCCGGTCGGGAACAGGAACTGCAGCGCAGTGGCTTCCAGATCCGTCGGCACCATCATGTAGCTCGCGGTGAGGTTGATGGTGTTACCGGCAAGGTCGGCCTGCTTCCTCATCGCCTTGCGAGCGGCGTTGAAACCGGCGGTGTTGATCGACAGCGTGCTGGCCGACATGTTGTTATGCGCAGCGTTGAACAACGCCACACCATCAACACTGGTCACAGCGTTGCCGGTAATCAGCGCCCAGATGATGTTGCTTTCCAGCCGGCGGAAACCGCGGCCGAGCATCTCGGGGACGCGCTCCATGGCGCTCAGATCATCGTTGATGATGGCCTGCCGGGTCAGCGTGATCTTCCTGGCGTAGGTGGAGAGGTTCCAGGTGTGCTGATCTTCAACCAGCGTCCCAGCCTTGTACTCACCACCTTCAAGCAGCCGCTCAGGGGTGAGGCTGCCAGCCACGATCAGGTCGTTTGCATTCTTGAAGTCGGGCAGGTTGCGCTGGCGAGCAATCGGCTTCCAGGTGTGGGGCTCCTCCTCATAGGCGGCGTCCAGGGTCTTGCCGGCCAGGTTGCTGAACAGCAGCGGAAAATCGCTGGAGCTGTGGAAACCGCGCTGAACCAGCTCGGTCTTCGACATGCCCCGGGTATTCACGCCCCGGCTTTCCAGGTACTGCCGGGTCATCTCCAGCAGGCTGTAGGAGCGGAACTCACGGCCCAGCTCAGCAGCCTCACCCTTCAGCACGCCGGGACGCACGCGGGCCTCCAGGCCAGCGGCGATGCCACGAAGCAGGGTGTCGCCAGAGTCGCGGGTAACGCTGACGCGAGCGGGATGGCCGAGGGGTTCGGGGCCGTCGGGATCGCGCACGTCGCCGCCTTCGAGCCTCAGTCGCATCAGCCGAACAGCTTCGCGGCTGCACTCAGCAATGGTCTTGCCAGAGCGGATCAGTTCGTCGGTCTGCTCGCTGGTGAGCCCAGCCTCCTGGCCCATGCGGAGCAGATCACGCTCACGGCGCAGCTCAGAGGCAGTGCGCTGCAGCTCGGTGTCCACCGCAGGAGCAGGAGGGGTAGGGGTGGAATCGGCGCGTTGCGCGTCGATCATTGCGGGGTCGCCCCCGGCCTGAATGTCGTCGGTCATCGGGGGTGATGCAGGGTTTTCTTTCAATTGGTCGCCACGCATGACAGCGTGTTGGTCTTGCCCGATCGGCACCAGGGAAACCAGATTTGGTTCCCAGTCGGTGGCGACCAGCAGGTTTGAAGAGCGGTCCTCACGGGTCTTATGGATGCGGGCATCCACCGAGAAACGAGCAGAACCAGTACGCAGCCGCGGCAGAGCAATCTCCATCGCAGCAGCAGGACCATCCACCACCACCGTTCCGATCAGTTCGGTGACGCCGTTCTCTTTCCGCTGCAGCGACAGATCAGTGACCGCGCCCCAGATCGAATCTGAGGAACGCTTGTGGTCGTAATCCATCGGCAGCGGCCGAGAGGGCCACCGGATTGCATCGACGGTGTGGAGCAGCTGGAAGCCGTCGCCCACATCAGCATCGGTACTGATGACGACGGTGGCGGTACGAGTTTCCTCGCTCCAGCTGTTCGGCGCGACAAGCGCCATCCGTTGGATGGTTTGCTCCATGCCTACATGCTATGCAGCTTCCGCAACCTCAACTCTGCGGGTTAGTCGTCTTCAGCTCCTCGTCTGGCGTCTCGCTGACCTGCTGCTGGCCGGTCGTCCCATCCACGCTCAGGCTCAGCCCCTTCGCCCTGGCGCGCGCAATGTCCGCTTCGAGCTCGTCCATCACCTCGCGTGGGATGAATCCAAGCGAACGCTGCACCTCCGAGAGCGACATAAACCCAGCCTTCACCCCTTCAATCAGCGCGGTGATCTCCTTCGCCGGATCCACCAGCTCGCGCCGTGGCGGCGTCCAGATCATCCGCCTGGGGCCACGAATCTGTGCCAGACCGGCGGCCAGGTTGAACCATCGATGCACAGGGTCCAGCACCTGCGGGATCGTCATGTTCCACCGCCAAGCGGCCACATTGCGGTGGAACTCAAGCCATCCCATGCGGGCGCTGCTGAAGTTCACGTCCGACAGGATCCCCGTCAGTGCCTCAAACGTGATCCCATAGCCCGCGGCGACTGCGTGCAGGTGATGCTTCTGGTGATCCACATAGTCCGGTGACTGCGGCGGGTTGGCAAATGTGATCTGCTTTCCATCCGGCAGGATCTCAATCGCGCCAGGCTCCAACGTCTCTGTCAGGGCCGTCGCTGTGGCCTGGTCGCTGGATTCGTTGCTGTAGACAAACGCCGTGAAGCACGCCGCGATCTTTGCCTTCAGCAGCATCGCCGAGGCAATATCATCGATGTCCCGCAGGTGCAGCAGCACCGCCGAGCCATACGGCACACCGATGCCCTGGCCAGGTCGATTCACCTCATAGGTGTGGATGATCTCATTGGCGGGCACAAACTCAGAAGTGATCCGCACGCCGTTCCATTCCGTCTCGCCTGGGTGCGTCTGCCGGATCCAGTAGCCCTCCAGCCGCCCGTCCCGGTCGTACTGCTGGCCGAACCTGATCCGGCTGCCGTCATCCTTATCAAAATCCAACATATCCGGCTCCATCACCTGCAGCCGCAGGCCCACCAGCCCCATGTCGTTCATCCGTTCATCCATCCGCCGCCGGATCAGGCAACTGCCACGCACAGCCGTCGTGCGGGCAATCATCGACTGCAGCCCGTACCAGTTCAGCTTGCCGTTGTAGTCACACTCCACCGTGTCGGCCCAGTCGTTCCAGGCCATCTCGTACCGCTTGCTGCCACCCATCGGACTGCCGATGATGCCATCGCCCACCCAGTTGTTTGTAATGACCCGCACGGCGCGATTCGCCCACGGGTTCGAGTCAACAAGGTCTTGATGCCGGCGGACCAGCAGCCGCCAGGCAGTACGAATGTCGGCGTTTGGCCCGCCGTTGCGCGTGTACCAGTTCTCAGTCCGCCGGCTTTCCTTGGCCGACTCGAACGCCCGCAGGTGCGTGACGGCCAGTTCCTTCTGCG